TGCGTATGCTGAATTGAAATATCCAGAAGCTACAATTGTACCAATTGCATCTCCGTCTATATAAAAGAATATAGAATTACCACCAGCTTCAGCAATCTTTTTGATTGGATTGTCATTTGCGTATGCCATAAATTATATTCTCCTTATTCTGCACATTTTTGAACTCTTAATCCAGTGTCATCAATTAATACTGAACCTAATGAAAGGTGCGAAGTAATTAAGTGAGAAACTTTTTCTGGAATGTAGTTCACTTCGGTTTTAACGTCTGATCCCACACCTAAACCAACAGATGATTTATGGAATGCTAGAGTATATCTATCACCACCACTTACTGTTAATCCAGAATGAACAAACCATAGGAAACCTAACCATCTTTTAGCAGTCATACCGCCAGCAAATGGTAATTCGTTTTGTCCTACGTATTCAACTCGTGTGAATTGATCAATACCTAATAGATCAGACCATTGTTTAGGCCCTACTACCCAGTATCTTTGACCATCATCAGGCACATCATTGCCATTGAATGTTTCCATCATGTTTTTAGCTTTTACTAAAGACATAGCAGTAGATGCATCTGAGTTTACGTTATTTGCGAAAGCAGTACCTGCATCCATCACATCTCTTATCACTTCGTCAGTTTTTCTACCAAGTGCATAAGCTGCTGATTGAGCAATTACTTGTCTTTCGTCAATGTTAGTTTTTAATTCGTCTAGCTTGTCAACGAAATCCGCTGCATAGTAATCATTTAAAGTAGCAGACACGTTAGTGTGCGACAGATCCATAGCAACTACTTCAGCATGTCTTGCTTTAGTGTTTGCAGTACCTTTAGCTACTTTTTGAAACTTAACAGTATTTCCTTGAACACCAGACACGTTTCTTACAATGTTTTTAAGTTTAGATCCCATTCTTTGATAAGCCATGTGAACTTCACTTTCAAACTGCGTAATAAACGCATTTGTTATAGATGTTGCCATTTACAACTCCTTGTGTTTAAAGTTTAAGTTTAAAGTCCGATTGTCTATTGAAAGGAATCAAGTTATCCAATAAGGGCCTGCCTATCTTTCTTTAGGTCGCAATTTGAGATTGATATTATTTTATATGTAAATTCAACGCACATTACATCCATATTTTGGGGATAGTAATTACTTCGCCAAATTCTAATTTGCCTTTATCATCATAAGAATACGTTCCAAATAAAGTAATAGATTTATCATCTTCTTTATAAATCCACATTTGACCTGTAGTAGCTTCAGCTGGTTTTTGATTGTCCATATCTGTTTCAGAAAGCCATCCTGTGTCTGAAACAGCATCAAACCATACTAAATCTTTTTTAAGTTTTTTATACTTAAATGGTTGTTTATTTTTTATTTTGGTACGCTTTCTCATATAGCTCCGTTATTCTTTTTACATAGTTAGGATCTCTTTTAGATGAATCCCAATATCTAGGATCATTCATCATTGATTTAAGATCATCAATATTTGGAGCCGCATCTACCATTGTAGGTGTAGTTGGAATTGGACTATTTTGTGTTAATTTCATTAACTCCTCAATAGCTTCAACTCCTTCTGCCGTAGATGCTATACTTGAAATAGTTTTATAAGTTTCTGGTGAAAGATTTTTTTTAGACCATAACTCAGCAGCTTCTACTCTTTCTTTTGCACTATCTCCTAATTTTTGCATTTCTTCTGTAGGATCTGGTAAAGCTGCAATTGCATTTTGAACAAACATATTTACACCTTGATCAAATTGTTCTTGATTTAATCCAGCTTGTTTTGCAGTTTCTTTCCACCATTGTACTATTGGCATATCATCCGATACATCAATTGATACATTTTCTGGAAGATCTTTTAATTCTATTTTATAATCTTCTGGTGTTGCTGCTAATCTTTCTTTTTCTATATCTTCTCTAACTTGTTTAGATAACTCATCTGTTCTAGATCCTAGTTTTTTTTCTAATGCATTATAACTAGATGCTAATGCTTCTAAGTTAGGTTCATTTCTATCTGCATCCCAAAATTTATCTTGTATATAATCTGGTTTGTTAACTTGAGATGTATTTTCATTTTGTGTTGCTACTTCTGGAACTACATTTGTAGTTGTGTCTAGTGTTTCATTACTCATTGTTTTTTCCTTTTTCTATTCTTGTTTTAATAATACCAACTAGGAATCTCATTCCTTCTAAATGCCACAGTGCATTAGATTCCATATTTGGGCCAGCTACCATGTCTTGGGTAATAGAGGTAAGATATTTTAATACATCTTGTCCAGCTTTGTTTCCAAACACAGCTGAAAAATTTGTATTAATAGATTTCTCTAATTCAGAACTTCTAATATAACCGTCAATGCTAACTTTGTTTGGTTGCTTAGGTTGTTTTAGTTTATCCCATGCCATTGTCATTGCCTGATGCTTGTGGGGCTTGTTGCATCTGTTTTACTTGTTCAACGAGGGCTTGTTGCTCACTTTCATCTCTAATGAGCTTTTCAGGTAAATTCATTTTTTCAGCAATGTATCTTGCAGTTTCATTTTGATTTATAATTAAGTTTATCATTTGTGGGCCAAATGTACCAGCTATAATTTGATTAAATCTATTAACATCTGCAACATCTTGTAAATGCTGTGCTTTAGCTAAAGGAGATCTAGCTACAACTTTAACTTCTCTACCATTAATTTTAGGTATATCAATTCTACCTTGTTTAGATAAAATTCTAATAATTCTTCTAAGCAATGGATAAATCAATTCAGATTGTAATCTTCCAAATGAAGAACCAATCTGTCTAGATAAGTCAGCCATTCTTTCAGAAACTTCTGTTGCAGTCATAGGAGTACCTTCTGGTCTTCCTAATGTTTCCATGTATAAAGCTTTTTTAATATTTGCTCTCATGTCATTTAAGACTAATTGAGCAACATCAAAATTACCTGCACCATTAATTGGTTGCAATCCTCTTGATCCAGGAGCAACTGGTATTAATGATCCTGGCACTAATGAAATGTTTTCAGGATTAATTACTCCATCATCTTCAAAAGTATAAACACCACTTATGTTCATTTGTGCATTTTCTAAAATAAGTTCTATAGTAAGATTGCAAGTTTTAATTGCTGAAATAGCATTAAAGACTGGGCCTCTACCATAAACTTCTCCAGAAGCTTTATTCCATCTAAATACTAAAAAAGGATTAGATCCTTCTCCATCATAATATTCTTCAAGAATCATTGCTTTTAATTCATCAATTACCACACATCTTTTGTATCTTTCTTTATTTGGTTTATCATAAAGTTTATAAATACCTTCTATTACTTTAAATTTTTTATTATTGTTGTTCATAGAAACAACATCAAAATTTTCTGGAAGTTTTGCTTTAGGATATAAAATTTTTATTTCACTAGCTTCAACATATCTAGTTCTAAAAATTGTATCAATACGATTATCTGGGCCAGATAGTAATGAAACTCTTGGAAGTGGAATAGCAGAAAATTTAATTGGATTAATTGCATCACCTTCTTCAACTAATAAAATACCTGTACCGATTGCAAGATCCATAAAGGATTCATGTATCTCTTGATTAAAATTTGAGTTTTGTAAAATTTCAAATACGTAATTAGTAATAGAATCTAATTGTTCATTTACAGAATTTCTTTGATCTTCTGGTATTTCTGATCCAGCTTGAAAATCAGCCCATCTTGCAAAAGTTGGAACAATACCAGCTTGTAATCTTGATGCAAACTCTTGTACACCAACTACTGCTGTTTCATCAAATATTTTATCTGTTCTTCTTTCGCCTGGAGTTTCGTCATAAAAAGATTCTCTTTGAGGTAAGCAATATTCATATGCTTCTTCAAATTTATCTTTCCAATGATCTTTAACTGTTTCTGCTTGTTGGTATCGTTTTAAAAATGAACTAACCTGATTTTGATCAGGCATCATTTCTGCTGAAGAACTTATGTCTATATATGCCATTATATTTTTTTATAAAAATTTCTGCTATTAGTTGATTGTCTGTTTATAATAGAATTTTCTTTTATAGTAGA